CTACACGATCAACCACTTCTTGACCGACACGAACGGCTGGTATTTGACCACCGACGTTCCTAACGGCATGAAGCACTTTGTTCGTACTCCTCTGTCCACTGGTATGGACGGCGACTTTGATACGGGTAATGTCCGTTACAAGGCTCGTGAGCGTTACAGCTTTGGCTGGTCTGATCCTCTGGGCATGTACGCCTCCGCAGGCGCATCCTAAACCTTAGGGTTTGGTAAAGAGGGCTCCTTCGGGGGCCTTTTTTATTTGTACACTTGTTTAAAACTGTGATATATTGCAGCTAATCCGGGCTTTCCGGTGCATCAAACTGTCCCGGCAGACGTACATACCGATTGATGCGCCTAACTTGTATGTAAGGAATTATCATGGGATTCGCAACTCACCTTGGCCCTTGGCTGCTTGGCACGGTTAAAAACACCACCGGCACTACCGCTGGAACCATTCGCAACATGGGCGCAACGATTGTTTCTCAGTCGTACACCGCAGCTACAGCCACTATTTTGGCATCCCCAACCGCAGTACAGATGTTTACTCTGCCTGCTGGCGCACAAATTATGCGTTTTGATATTTATGTCATTACTGCTTTAACTGGCGCAACAAACTGCGGCGTTACTATTGGTACAAGTGGCACATCCAACTTCTATATGACTTCGGTCAATAGCGGAACCAGCGCTGTCCAGACTTCACCCGCCACCATTGCAGCAGCTACCCAAGCAGCCAAAACCAACAACGTCGGTACTACAGACGCAATCATTTTTGGCACGTTTACAGCGGCTACGGCGGATGCAACTGCGGGTTCAATCGTTGTGTCGGTCACATATACTGTCCGCGACTCTGACGGTTCTGCTAACCCAGCTTCTGCTTAATTAATCTCAGGGGCTTCGGCCCCTGCTTTATAGGAGATTGATTATGATGCAGACAGACGTTAAAAGCGCACATGCAAGTGCTGCTGGAACTTTGTTTAATGGACCAACACGCTTGAAGGGGTTGATTATTTGCCCAGCGGCAAGTACTGCGGCTACCGTACAGTTTAAAGATGGTGGTTCATCTGGTGCTGTTTTGCTAGAAATTGACATTGCTAGTAACACAAACCCTAACACCTATACCTTTGATGTTCCCGGTGAAGGCATTAGGTTTAGCAGCACACTGTACCTAGCACTAAGCGCATCAGTCACAGGCGTTACGGTGTTTTATGGCTAAGAAAGCTCCATCCCTTGCAGTAGGTCGCGGCGAGAAGCTGCCGGTCTCTAAAGGGGCTGGGCTGACTGCCAAAGGTAGGGCCAAGTACAACGCAGCTACAGGGTCTAATCTGAAAGCTCCGCAGCCAGAAGGCGGTCCTCGCAAGAAATCATTCTGTGCCCGTATGTCTGGTATGCCAGGACCAATGAAAGATGAAAAAGGTAAGCCCACCCGAAAGGCGGCTTCTCTTGCAAGGTGGAAGTGCTGATATGGAACTCCCAATCTGGAATGTTTTTTTGTCTTTTTTATCAGCAGGCGCTTTGCTGTGGGTAAAAATTTCGCACGATGAAGTAAAGCGTTTAGGCATTCTTATTAGCAAAACCCGCGAGGAACATGCGGAAAAATTTGTTACTAAAAATGATATGCACGCAGACATTAACAGAGTATTAGCCCGTCTTGATAGGTTAGATGAAAAGCTTGATGTTTATATGAGGGAGCAAAGAAGTGCCCTCAGTTAGCAAGAAACAACACAATTTCATGGAAGCGATAGCTCACTCGCCATCGTTTGCTAAGAAAGTAGGAGTCCCTCAAAAAGTAGGGAAAGATTTTGCAAACGCGGATAAAGGCCGCAAATTTTCTAAAGGTGGTGATACTATGGCTACAAAGATGAGTAAGTTTGAAAAGTCTGGTAAAGACGTAGAAAAGCGTGGCATGAAAGAAGGATCGGCTAAAGACATGGCTATGGACCGCATGCAAATGATGAAAAAAGGCGGCGGTGTTAAGAAAATGGCTGGCGGTGGATTGTCTTCTGGTCATAAGAGTGCTGATGGTGTTGTATCAAAAGGCAAAACTAAAGGCAAAATGATTAAAATGAGCATGGGCGGAAAAGCCTGTTAAGGAGTAAATCATGGCTATATCTCGTCCAGTTTATGAAGATGAAGATTCAATAGACGAACAAATCCGTAATGCTGCTGCTGAACGATTGGCAAACAAACAAGCACCAGAAATTCAAGCAGATGAAGAGGCTCCTGTTTCCGGAAAAACTGCTGTTCAAGCTCCAGTTGGCCCTAAACCCTCTTCATTTAAAGAAGCATTTGCTGCTGCACGTGGTAATGGTGATAAAACTTTTAGTTACAACGGCAAGTTGTACGCCACTGAATTGGCAAGTTCAACGCCTAAAAAAACATCCCCTGCGCCTATGCAGCAAGAAAAGGCGGCTCCAATATTTAGCAATGAAGGCCGAAATAAACCAAGTCCTTCTAAGCCTTCAATGGGTAGTGATAATGCTTCTGCTATGTCTGTTAATGAGCGTATAAAAAAATCATTAGCAAGCGCACGAGAAGGATCTGGACCTACTGATTCTCGTTCAGTAAACCAACGCATTAAAGAAGCTTTGGGTATGAAAAAAGGCGGAGCAGTTAAAAAAATGGCTTCTGGTGGATCAGTAAGTTCTGCTTCACGCCGTGCTGATGGTATTGCTACCAAAGGTAAAACTCGCGGAAGAATTTGCTAAGGATTTATCATGGCTAAAGATTACGAATACACAGACTCAACTCCAGTAGATGAGCCTGTCGCTAAAAAGCCTAAGCCGGCCCCTAAGCCTAAGCCTAAACCTACAATCTACCCGGATTCAGTTCCTGTAGATGAGCCGGTTAAACGTATGGCTAAAGGTGGATCTATTTCTTCTCGCGCTGATGGTATAGCTCAGCGTGGTAAGACTAACTGCAAGATTTGCTAGGAGATTAGCATGATGGCAAGCCGAGGAATGGGTGATATTTCCCCATCCAAAATGCCTAAAGGTGTGCGCAAGGCCCGCCGGGACAACACTGACTTTACTGAGTACGCTAAAGGTGGTGAAGTCTGGGACAAAGCACGGCCAAAAAATTTAGGCCCATCTAAGCCATTAAGCGCAAGCAAAAAGGCCAAAGCTAAAGCTTCCGCCAAAGCTGCTGGTCGCCCATATCCAAACTTAATTGACAATATGAAGGCTTCGTAATGTCTACTACCGGTTCCACAGCCTTTAATCTAGAGTTTACGGAACTTGCTGAAGAGGCTTGGGAGCGGGCTGGGCGCGAGATGCGTTCTGGTTATGATTTGCGTACAGCGCGAAGGTCATTGAACCTGATGACCATTGAGTGGCAAAACCGTGGTATCAACATGTGGACCATTGAGACAGGCACGATTACGTTGACTCAGGGTCTGAACACATATGCTTTGCCTACTGACACGATTGACCTACTTGACCATGTCATTCGGACCCAGCCAAACGTAGCATCTACCCAGTCTGACTTGAGTATTACCAGGATTAGTGTATCAACGTATGCAACTATCCCTAATAAACTGACTCAAGGACGCCCAATTCAAGTATGGATTCAGCGCTTGTCAGGCGAAGTTGGACCCACTACCGCCACTTTAAGCGGAGCTATTACAGCTACGACTGATTCCATTACTTTAAGCACCGTTGTTGGCCTGGCAGGATCTGGCTATATCCGCCTGGACAATGAAGACATCTACTACACCTACATATCAGGGAATACCCTAGGTGGTGTGTTTCGCGGCCAGAACAACACTACTGCGGCTTCTCATACAACATTAACTGCTGTTAATGTTCCGCAGTTGCCGGCTGTTACAGTGTGGCCTACTCCTGATGGCTCACAGACTTACCAGTTTGTTTACTACCGACTACGCCGTGTTCAAGATGCCGGCAAGGGCGTTGAAACAGCCGACATGAATTTTAGGTTTTTGCCTTGCGTAGTAGCGGGCTTGGCGTACTACATAGCCATGAAAGTTCCTGAACTTATGGGTCGACTTGACATGCTAAAGGCAGTCTACGAAGAGCAATTTAAGCTTGCTGCCGGTGAAGACCGTGAAAAAGCCACTCTACGCTTAGTGCCCCGTATGTCGTTTATTGGTGGGGGTGGCATGTAATGACTTCACCATACGCATCTGGCAAGTATTCAATTGCCCAATGTGATCGGTGTGGGCAGCGTTTTAAATTAAAGCAATTGAAAATTGAGGTTATTAAGACTAAACTCTATCAATTGAAAGTTTGTGAAGAATGTTGGGACCCTGATCAACCGCAGTTACAGTTGGGAATGTATCCGGTCAATGATCCCCAGGCCGTATACCAGCCCCGTCCAGATACAACTTATGTTGCGGCTGGATTGAATGGATTACAGCTTACAAATGGGGCTCAAGGAACGCCAACAGGCGGGTCTAGGGACATCCAGTGGGGCTGGTACCCTGTTGGTGGTGCAAGTGGGTTTGATGCAGTTTTAACGCCTAATTACTTGGTTGGGACTACAAGTGTTGGTACAGTGACGATTTCATAGGAGTTTATGATGGCTAAAGAAAGTATGAAAAGCGATGTGGCTCAAGATAAAGCCATGATCAAAAAGGCGTTCAAACAGCATGATGCTCAAGAACACAAAGGTGGTAAAGGCACTACTCTTAAGCTAAAAAAGGGTGGACCTACTAGCCTGGATCGTAAGAAGTACGGCAAAAACCTTTCCCGCGCTATGAACCAAAAGGGGTAAGTTATGGCATACACAATGAAAAAGGGCGGCAAAGAAGTCGGCCCAGCTAGTGTTTACGCAAAACCCCATACTATGGATGGCGGTCCTGTTGCGTTTACCAGCGTCACACCTCCTAACATGAGTGATCCTGCCAATATGGATATGGTGGTAAACGGCTATAGCAACAAGCGTCCTGCTCCGGCAAAGACTAGCGGAATTAAAGTACGCGGTACTGGTGCAGC